ACGACATTTAAAGGTACAAGAATACCAAAAGAGTCGTTACCAGATCCAGCGGACTCATTTTTGGCGAGTTATCGTCCATTGTTTGATAGGATTATTAAACAAGCTCGTGCGAAGATTGCCGCAGAAACGAAACAATTATCGGGTAATACTGGTACTGCAATAACAGTTATAGATGGAAGAGGAAACGCATACACCACAGATCCAAAGGGTGAGATATTTGATAATGAGAAGATTGTTAATAGTGCGGGTGTAACTGATTACGGAATTCCATATAATGGGAAAACTAACGATAAAACAATTCAAATGGTTAAGTTTTCGGATTCCCCACCATCAAATTATGGTGATGATATTTGGTTACGAGGAATTGCGGTTAGAATGGGTGGTGATATTTATACTCCCGCTCAATTTACTGTTATGAATATCCCGTCTGGGTTATCCACTGGAACTATTGGTACACCGAAAAAAGTATATTGGAGAGATATCGCTGATGACGCAACGACCGAGTATTTTTATTCATGTAAATTTATTCTTGGGGGTTCCGTTTCTCCAGATACAATTTTAAATACATATAAAAGAACTGAGTTTTTAAACCCACGTTTAGAGGGCAATAAGAAATATTATAAAATTGTTGACGTACCTAACTGGACTAACTTCGATACGGGGGCATACCAAGGCCCAGTTAATGTAGGACCACCAACAGATGAGTATGGTATCGGGTTATCTGGAAAATTAATGGCAGAGTTGGGATTAGAAGACGGGCAAGTTGTGTATTTTAGGATGTCAAAGTGAAATTAACGATTTTCCTGATATTTATAATTAAATAAAAACATCTTTTTATGGAAAAGACAACTGAAAAAGTATTAAACACCTTTCTGGAGTCGCCAACTCTTGAGGACGAAGAATTAGCACCAGGAGAAGAACAAACAGTATGTGACCGGGAAACTGGCGAATGTTTTGTTATCAGAACTAAGGATGGGTTAGTAGAACGCATCAATAAAAAATATATTATCGAAGACGGTAGACAATTATTACAAGATTAATTATGGGAAAGACAGAAACAAAATCGGACAACGGACTTAATAGGTACTTGGAGATTAATCATTATCTCTTTGAACAAGAAGCACCGGCACCCGTTGAAGATCCACTGGCCGCACCAGCACCAGCCGATCCCACAGCGGCACCACTAGGAGGTGAAGACCCATTAGCTGCAGCACCAGAAGGTGAATTACCAGCTGAAGAATTGCCTGCTGCTGAAGAAGGTGGCGACCCGTTAGAGACAACTCCAACAACGGAGGATGATACGACTGAAGAAGTTGATATTACAGATTTGGTTAATATGATCAAAGATGTTAAAAGAGATTTAGACGAACCAACTGAAGACCCAGCCGAATCCCAAAAAATGGACGATGTGTTTTCAAAATTAGGTGAGTTAGAAGGTAAATTAGGTGAAATGGATCAAGTACTTGCAAAGATTGATCAGTTAGGGGCACAAATTGAAGCTTCAAAACCACCAACACCTGTTGAAAAACTGGAAATGAGATCGTTAGACTCAGGTCCTTTTGACAAGAATCCAGCCGAATTCTTCCAAGGGAAACAAGAAGAAATGAGGAAGGCCGGAAAAAACGAGTATGTCCTAACAAAGGGCGACGTAGACAACTATGGAAAGTATGATATGATGAAATCATTCAATCCTTCCGCAAGAGATTAATACAACAGAAAGTAAATTAGCCGTGAACGGCAACAGATATATATAGGGCGGGGCCCAAACATAAGAATGGAAAACATATTTTTTTTTACATATTTTATAAATTAATTCAGGTGTGATTTTGTTTTCACGCCTTTTTTATTTATATTTTATCACATAATAATACGTTTTATAAACAAACAACAAATTAAATTTATCCAATTATGGGAACATTTGAATCAGTACAAGCACAGTACGAAAAAAACAAAGCCACAAGTGGCAGCAAATTTCAGAATCAAGAAGAAAGAATGAAAAAGTATTTCACCACAATTTTATCGCAAGGTAAAACTACTGGTGAAAAGAGAGTAAGAATCCTACCAACAGCAGACGGGTCAAGCCCATTTGTTGAGATCTATTTCCACGAACTTCAGGTGGATGGTCGCTGGTTAAAACTCTGGGATCCTAAGCAAGAAGGAAAACGTTCACCTCTTAATGAAGTGAAGGAAAGCCTTGAAGCAACAGGTCGTGAAGAAGATAATATTTTGGCGAGGTCTTATAGGGCTCGTAAATTTTATATCGTTAAAGTTATTGACCGTGAGAATGAAGCCGACGGAGTAAAATTCTGGAGGTTCAAACACAATTCTAAGCAGGAAGGTATTCTCGACAAAATCTTTCCGATTTTCCGTAGTAAGGGCGACATTACCGACCCTGAAACTGGACGAGACCTTATTCTTAACCTAACATTGGCGAAATCCAATAACGGTAAAGATTACACAACAATTAATTCTATTATCCAAGAAGATCCAGGTGTGTTGCATGCAGACAAAGAAACCGAAGCAACATGGATTGAAGATTCATTGGTATGGTCTGATGTGTACGCTAGGAAGAGTGAAGATTATCTTGAAATGGTCGCTAACGGTGAGACCCCAAAGTGGGATAACGACAACAAAAAATGGGTATCCATGTCTTCGGATGAGGAAACCATTGCTGGTGAAGCTACGGCTCCAGCTACGGAATCAACACCCGTAACTGAAACCAAAACTAAAACCAAAACGGCTACAGCCCCTGCAGCTGCAGTTGCAACGTCGGAACCCGACCCACAAAAAGACGAAGATCCAGACGAGGATTTACCGTTTTAGTGGGTAACAATCAAAAACTTCTAGCCTACGGGTTGGGAGTTTTTGAATGTTTAATAAAAGAAGATAATATCAGAATATATGGCGATCAAGAAGAAAGACTTCAAAACAATTAAATCAAAATTTTCACAGGAAGCATCATTCAAACCCGACAGGTTTTTTGACTTGGGGGATGCGTATTTAGATGCATGTGGAGTTCCGGGTCCCGCTATGGGACATTTAAACATGTTCCTGGGTCACTCAGACACGGGAAAAACCACAGCGTTAATCGATACAGCGAAAGATGCTCAAAAGAAAGGTATTTTACCTGTCTTTTTAATTACAGAACAAAAATGGACATTTGACCACGCAAAACTAATGGGTTTTGATTGTGATAAAGTGACCGACGCTCAAGGTGGAGTAGAGTGGGACGGTTTTTTCCTTTTTAACAATAAGTTTGATTATATTGAGCAGATTACAGATTATGCAAATTCTTTATTGGATGCTCAAGATAAAGGTGAATTAGATTATGACTTGTGTTTCTTATGGGATTCGGTCGGGTCAGTACCTTGTAAAATGACATTTGAAGGAAAGGGTGGAAAACAACACAACGCATCAACATTGGCGGATAAAATTGGTATGGGGTTGAACCAGAGAATCAGCGGTTCACGAAGAATGGACAAGAAATATACGAATACCATGATTATTGCCAATCAACCCTGGGTGGAATTACCTGACAACCCATTTGGTCAACCAAAGATTAAAGCAAAAGGTGGTGAGGCTGTATGGCTTAACTCAACCATGGTTTTTTTATTTGGAAATCAGAAAAACGCTGGTATCACTAAGATATCAATTCAGAAAGATGGTAGAAAAGTTAAAATTGCAACAAGAACTAAAGTTAGTGTGATGAAAAACCACGTAAATGGTTTGGGTTATGAAGATGGAAAGATTTTGGTTACCGCACATGGATTCATGAAAGGACGAGATCCCGCAAGTGAGAAAAAATCCATTGAGGAATATAAAAAATCCGCAGCGGATTACATCACTGACCGTCTAGGTGTTAAATTAGACGATGATGTACAAATTATAATGGAGACGGGAAACGAGTAGTAATCATTAAATGAAGCAAAATGTCTGTACTATTAGTTGATGGGGATAACCTATTAACCATTGGATTTTATGGAGTAAAGAATTACTTTTATAAGGGGGAACATATTGGAGGAATATTTCATTTCCTCAATACCCTTCGATTATCTTTCGAGAATTACCACCTCGATAAAATCGTTGTTTTTTGGGACGGTGAAGATAGTTCAAGTCAAAGAAGAAAAATTTACAGTCATTACAAAGAGTCGAGAAAATCCAGACTCAAAACGGAGGAGGAAATTTCTTCTTACAAGTATCAAAGGGAACGTATTAAACAATATTTAGAAGAGGTATTTGTCCGTCAGGGTGAATACCCAAATTGTGAATCCGACGACTGTATAGCATATTATTGCCATCAACAATCTAAAGTGAAGAAAATTGTTTTTTCTTCAGATGGTGACCTGGCACAATTAGTTGACGACAAAACTCAATTATATAACCCGTCACACAGGAAATTATATAAACCAAAGGATACATTTGTTTATAACAAAGAGGAAGTCCTAATTGAAAATATTGCTTTGGTGAAAATGTTGTGTGGTGATTATTCAGACGACATCGCAGGGATTAAAGGAATGGGGATTAAAACGCTCAAAACACTTTTTCCCGAAATTACAACTCAGCCATTAACACTAGATTATGTTCGGTATAAAACGAATTTTCTTTTCGAGCAAGATAAGGAGAGTAAAATCGTGAAGAACCTAATTACTGGGGTCACAAAACATGGTGTGTACGGTGACGAATTTTTCGACATCAATAATACCATTGTTAATTTAGATCAACCGTTTTTAACAGATGAAGCGAGAGAAGGTATTAACGAGTTAATTAACGAAAATTTAGACACCGAAGGAAGGTCTTATAAAAACACGATGAAAATGATGATGGAAGATGGGTTATTTAATGTGTTACCAAAATCGGATGACGCATGGATAAAATTCCTCAACCCCTTCCTTAAATTAACGAGGAAAGAAAAGAACAGTAAAAAACAATTAAAATTCTTAAAAAATTAAGACTATGTACAATCAGGACATCACAAAATTCGAGTTCCTTTTAAAACTTGAAAACAACATTGTTATTCAGAGATTTTTTAACGTAAACGGTCATTATCCACCATCCAAAACTTCTATGGATCTTTTCGAATGTGTTACGGACATTTGTGAAGAAATTGCTGGTGATTTAAAAGATAAAACGTTGGATGTTATGAATTTAAGTAACGATTTTGTTTCTCCAGAACAGCGAAAAGAGGAAATAATAAACTATAAAGAAGAAAACTTTATATTGGAAATAAAGCAGGGAGACCGGGTATTTATTTCTAGAATATTCCCCGCACATATTTATCACCCTAAAGTGAGATACGCTGTGGATATTCGACCAAAAGTGCGGAAAATTTTAGGTGATTTGACAAGTGTGTTGTCACAGAGGGAATTAACCAAAACTTACCTGGATCAAGAGTTAAGATAGAGAGAAAAAAATATGAATGAAAAGAATTTTGGGTATTTAGGAACGTCGTTTCAGCAATCCTTGCTTAAAGCCATATTTGAAGATAAAAAGTTT